TATCTTCTTTTTGTTATTGTACGAACTCATTTTTAGTTTTGTTTCCATGTCTTTCAAATATATTTCTGCAAAATCCTCAAAAAGAATTGTCTCCGCTTTTGTAGATAATTGAGAAAGAAAACTTCTTTCGTATTCAGAAGCTTCTTTCTTTGTCTTAAATCCTCGTTTCTTTTTCTTTTTACTGATACCATTTATTTCTTTGTATCTGAACTCACAATACCACGTTCCCCTTTCCTCGTCTTTGTAAGCTGGCATATAAATCACATTCCTATTCTATATTGTATCTTTCATTAAAATATTTAGCATTTACAACTTTATCATAACACAAAAAGCCTTTATCCTGCAGTTCTTTATTTAAGTCTTTTATAATCTGTTTTGCACGTTTTTCAGGAGCTTCAAGCATTTTCATAATGTCGTCTTTATTGTAAAAAGATTTTTTCTTTTTCATAACAGCACCCCCTAACTTTCGATTATTTCTGTTACATACGGCAGAAAACTATTATTGAATTTAGTAATCATTGTTCTGATGTATTTTCTTGTTGGGATATCTATATCAATATCCCTGTATATCAAATCTTCCACGATTCTAAATCTGACAACGGAATCTGCAAGAGTTTTTAATGCTCCCTCGACCTCTTTATCTTCACATTCTATATCACTTGCCCATTTTAGCTTATATGGAATTCCATATTTTAAATAACACTGGTCATAAGCGTTGTGCAATGATACATCAGTATAAATTCTGCCGTCAAGGTTATATTTTTTTCTCAGAATATCATTATGTAACATTAACATAGATTTAGTTATCTGAGTTATTACAGTGCCTATGCCTTTGAAGTCTGATAAAATTGGATAACCGCTTAAGGATTTTATTTTGATGTTTTTTGTATCAATTATTTTGTTTTCAGTGTGTCGATTAATCCCAAATTGTGTTTTCAGATGGAATTTTTCAAGGAATAGACTTGCTGCCTTATACACTGAAAATACAAGCAAGTGGAAGTCAAAGTTTTCTTCAACTTCCTTTTTTATTTCTTTCTTATCGGGTCTTTTCTGTTTCAACTTCCTAGCCATTTTATCCTCCAGTTTCAATTATCTTTTTGCTTTCTGTTTTAAAATAAGATACTATCATAGTATTTTATTTTTCTTTCTTCAAACCATCTATCTTCTTCATAATATTCTGCTCTTTTCAGCCAGTTATTATAACATTCTTCGCAGTAGTAATGATTGAGAACTGGTATGAGGTAGCCTTTTAAAGCTGCCCCATTACAGTAATCACATATACCATATCCACCAAACTCCATAGTTTCGGCTCCAGTCATTTCATAGACTGTAAAACCTTTTTCATTTATAAATTTTCTAGCCATTATTCTTCCCCCTTTCCAAATTCTCTTAACTCTTTAATCGTAAATAATTTTTTTAACCTTTTTCCCTCTTTTACATAGCTTTCTGCCTGTTTAGTAGAGATGTATAAGTCGCCATAACTAACAAATATATCTATACTTCTAGGATTATTTAAAACAAGATATCTTAACCCTTCTTCTTTTTTCTTTTCTTCTTTTTCTTTATTACTAAAACTGAAACTTCTATAATAAATAATTACTTTGTCTTCCTGTCCTGTTTTTGCTATTTCTATGTTACAGAAAAAATCCTTCCCTATTTCTTTTTCTTTGCTTTTTATATAATCATAAAATTTGCTCATTATTCCCCTTTCTTTCATGCCATTCAAGGCTACATTGTTTCATATACTCTGCATATTCTTTTGCCTCTTTTTCTGTTTTAAAGTAATTTCCATTCTCATATTTTTTGTTACTAGCATCGGTATAGCTATCTATATACCAAGTTATTCCGAAAGGTTCATTTATGCAATAATAAACTCCACCCTTTTCCGCCCGCCATCTCTTTGTTATCCCATACTTTTCATTGATAGCTTTTATTAATTTTTCTAATTTTTCTTTTTCAAAAGCACTTAACAAATAATTCTCATCTACATAAAATTCAAAACATACTCTTATTATATTTGCATTACTATTTTTTAAATATTCAAATTCAAATCCAGGCTCTAATTTGTTTTTTATAACTCTCCATGCCCATTTGTCAAAAACGGGCTGGAATTCTATCTCTAATACTGTTTCTTTTTCCATTATTCCTCCTCTTCCTTGATTTTTTCTAAAATTTCCTGATATTCTTTTATATATTTTTCTTTACTTTTTATTAATGATTCAGTATTTTTATTATCTTCCAATTCTAAAATTTCTTCTTTCAATGAATTAATATTATAATTTATATCTTTTATTAATTCGTTTAAGTTCTCGTATTCTTTTACTTCATCTTTTTTAAATTCATTACCATCATCGTCGTAATAATAAGTAACTGTCTCTTCCCATAAATTATCTTTACCTACTATTTCTCCATTTACCAAATAAACTGGCTTGTCTTCATTAATGTACTCTCCATTCCAGTCATCTTCTATATATTTACTCATTCTCATTCATCCTCTTTTCCTTCGAACCAGTTTAGAAAATCAAACTGACCTCTCAAATAATGCCACTGTTTAGTGTTTATTTCCGTATAAGCTATCTTTTTTTCAAGCTCATACCTTTTTTTCTCAAGTTCTTTTTTTGTTTTCATTTTTTCTCCTCGTAAATTTCCAAAGTTCCAGAAACTTCGTCATCTTCTATTACAAAAGTTCTTCCGTTTGAAACTTTGTAATAAAATAAAGTTCTTCCGTTTCCCAATCCTTTTATTTTCTCTTGTGTAAGCAATTCGCACATATCCATTAGTAAGTCTTTTTCTAACAAATTATTGTCCCAAATTTTCAGGAAAATCTCTTCATATTTATTTTTATTCATAATTTAGTCTCTATCCTCCTTATGCATATATCCAAGTATTTTTTTTGAAATTTTTCAACATTTTTTCTAGATCTTCTAATTCAAAATCATCAATTTCGTTATCTTCTAGCTTTTCTAAAATTATTTCAAAGTCTTCTTTCAGTTCTTCTATAGTTTTTTCTATTCTTTCTTTTATATCCATATTTAACTCTTCCTCCTTGATTTCAATTATCCCCCCTGATTATTATTTTACCAGCAAGCTTTGTGAACTTTCTAATCTAACGCCCTGCACTTCTATTCCGTCTTTTAAAGCTTTTTTTATTTTAGCTTTTTCTATTTTTTCCTCTTGAATAAGAGTTTTAAAAACCCCTGGAATAACACTTTCATCTTCGATAATTACTGCAGGTGAATTTTGTCTAATTGTGAAAGTCCCTGTTGCTGTTTCTATTTTCTTGACCCCTAAATTATCCATGCTTTCCATTATTATTCTTTTCAAAGCGTCTCTTTTTTCTTTTGTTTCTTTTGCTTTTTCTGCGTAATATCTTGATATTTCTTTGCATTTTTCCTCTTTCATTTCCTGCTCTTTTAAAATTAGTTCCAGCTGTTCTGATTTTTCTTCAAGCAAGTATTTAATACTCTCTCTTGTGTCGTTTATTGTCTCCTGATCCAGTTCGTTATTTTCACTATTTAAAAAGTTTGCTATGCTGTTTATTTCTTTTATTTCATATTTTATTACACTTAAATTCATTTTTTATCCTCCTGTTTATTTAATTAAAATGGAAATGGTTCTTCATCTAATAATTCATCATTGTTGCTATAAACTTGTCTTTTATTCGTATCACTTCTAGCACTGTCTATAAATTCAAATCTATCTGCAACAACTTCCGTTGTATAGACAGTATCTCCATTACTGTTTTGGTAACTACCTGTCTGTATTCTGCCCTGCAGGGCTATTCTTCGACCTTTTACCAGCCACTCGGCTATTGTTTCAGCTGTTTTTCCAAATGCTAGACAGTTTATAAAATCTGCCTCATCTTTGTTAAAATCTCTATTTACAGCAACTGTAAATCTACAATAAGCTTTCCCTGCCTGTGAGTATTTAAGTTCAGGGTCTCTTGTTAGTCTTCCCATTAATGTAACATTGTTCATATTATTATGCTCCTTTCTTTTCTAAAATTCTTAAATTATTAGCTAATTCGCTTACTTGTTCATTGTTTAGTTCATCTTCGCCAGTAACAGAAGCTCCTAGCAAGTATTTATTGACTATTTTTTCGTATTTTTCTTTATGTTCTGATATGTATTTTAATCCCCTTTCTCTTTTTTCTTTTGCCGTCGGTTCTTTCTTTTTTTGCACATTTGTTTTTTCTTCGTTTTTTTGTTGTTTTTCTGTTTTATCTTTATCAATAGTAGCATTTATAGCATCATCTTCCACTATTTCAAGAGCATTACAGTAACAATATCTTTTTAAATAAGTATGTGTTGACCCTATCATTTGCAATCCATTCTGCCCTTTAAGGACTATTTCAGCTTTTGGAGTTGTGAATGTTACTTGTTCATCTGTTTTTTCAGCATTAATTATTGTTAAAATGCCTTCATTTTCTAATAAATCAAATTTAGAAAACAATTTTAATTTATTGAAAATTTTATTTATTTCAGGAAGGAAATCTTTAAGTTCGAAGTATTTAAAATCTGCAAACTTATTATAACCTCCCATTTTCAGATTCATTTCCTGTAATTCAACTCTTGCAGCTTGTATTTTTTCAAATATATTCATTTAGTTTTCCTCTCTTTCATAATATTTGTACATTTTATTTATTTCCTGTTCGCTGTATTTTTCTTCCTTTAGTTCCTCATTCAATTCTTTAAGCATTTCTGCCATTGCTTTCATATAATCCAAATTTCTATTATTATGTTCCACTATTTTATATTCAAGTTGCATAATATATTCCTCCTCACTGGTTATCAACTATCAGTTGACAACCACAACTGTAATCTATTAGTTGACTGTTGTTATTTTTTTAGCCTACCTTTTTAGTTGCCAGCACTACTGTTTCAATTCTTTCATCTTTTGTATACCAGTCTACCCCCCCGTTTTTTGTTTCAAATTCAACGGTATCATATTCCAATACGTCCTGCTCCAATGTAAAGTTTTCAAAAACTTCTTGCATGTACATTACTTCTTTCGTTGTGTATCCGTCCAGCAAAAGCTCCAAAATAATTGAGTTTAAGTATTCAGCTGTGTAGTTGATGTCATAATTATCATCTGTTGTCAGTTTTCCTTTTTCAAGGTCATTAAAAATGATGTCTGCAACAAGTTCTTTTAATTCCTTTTTTTCTTCTTCTGTCATTTTTTTCTCCTTTTAACAGTTAATTATTTTCCCTCTGTAAGTTATTTTAAAAAGTCCAGCCATTTCTTTTTTATTTGTTTCATCGATTAGAACAACATGTCCCAAATAAACACCTCCTTCTGTATATAATCCGTAATTTTCATCAATTTTGTAGCTTGTACCTGTGTTTAAAAAATCTTTAGCTCTTTCTGCGTCTTCTATGTTTCTAAATAAAACATTCGCTAAGCTGTAAAGATGTCTTTCAATAACTTTTTCCCTTAATGGAAAAGTTAATATTTTCAATCCCATAAAAAACCTCCTAATTCATTTTTTTAAATTCTGCGATAAAATGCTTAACGAAAAACGGCAAAGTCCAAAACATTAAGTAACAAAGAAACGGCATTAATATATTTCCGCCTATTCCCCAGTATCCATTTTCTTTTACAGCTTCAAACTGTGCCCATACTGTTAAAATTATCGTTACAGCTATCTTGATTTTATTTTTCATATTCTCCTCCTGCGTATTTTATATTTTTAACCAGTAATTTTTGACTTTAGAAATGAAATATAAGCCTTTTATTACTTCGATATGCTTTAGATACCGATTAAAAATATTTTCAAAATTAAGATTTTACTCAAGCCTACAATTGCTTATAAGCTTGATAAAACATTAATTTAATTTTTCAGTTGCCCCTGGTTCAAGCTCTGAAATTTGTTTCGCTATTTCATGAGCTTGTAGAAGTGTTAATCCTTTTATTACGTCATCAGTTATCGCAGTTTCATAACAAATATCATAATCAGTTTCAGAGCCAATCAATACAGCTACTTCGAAAAGCGTTGAATTGTCAATGTCTGGAACTATCGAAACACCATATCCGTTTGCATAAAATTCTCTGTATCTGTTGCTGGCAGAGTATTCTATTCTTTTTTCAAGTTCTTCATTATTTAAAAAGTCCTTTATTTTATCTGTCATTTTCATGTTTTCCACTCTCCTTTTAATTTTTATTTGCCTTGTATGTTGTTATTTTCCCGGCTGTAATTATTTTAGTCTTACGTGGCTCTACTGTAAAAGTTACTTTATCCCACAGCTCTTTTAATTCCTGTCTTTCTTTTTCTTTTTTTGTCATATCCTACTCCTTATCCTTTTATTTCTTTTTCTCCGTAATACTGCTCATAACCAAGTTTTGAAACAGCCTTGCAGTATTCTCTTATGTCTTTAAAATCTTTTTGTTTTAATCCTGTTACCATTTCTAAAAAAACATCAGCCATTTTTTCTTCCAAAAATACTGCTATTACTTTTCCATCTTTTTCTATCCAGTGATTCATTTTCATTTTTAACATCTCCTTTAAATATAATATTCTACGTATCCTATAAAAACTCCGCCCTCTGTCCATAACAGGCTGTTTTTATCTATCTGAAAGCTTAGTCCTGCTTTCAAAAATTCATTTGCTGTTTCCTCGTCCGCTTTGTTTTGAAATATTACATTTTCTAAATCATATAAATTTCTTGCCATATTACCCCTCAACTTTCTTTACAATATATTCGTTCTCTACTTCTGCGTAGTAAATTATCAAGTAGATTACTTATTTTTAGTTATATAACTAATTTTTGGTTATAACAATTTTTAAAAAAAATAAAACATTATTACTTTTTCTTGTTTACAAAATAATTATAACTTATTTTTAGTTATAAATCAAGTATTTTTTTAAATTTTTTCTTCAAATTTATTCAAAAGACTGAAAAATGTGGTAGAATTAATAATAAATATAAGGAGAAATTAGTTATGATTTATCAAATATCTAAATTTTTGGATGATTTTCTGAAAGAATATGATTTAAATATATCAGAGTTGGCTTTAAAATTAGAAATATCACAGCCGTACATATCATATATAAAAAATGGAACAAAAACAGCTTCTAAAAAATTCATACAGCAAATGATCAAGGTATTCCCACAGCTAAGAAAAAAAGAAAATGATTTATTACTAATGCTGGATAATGATAAAAAGATAGAGAAGTTGAAACATTTGGAGAAAAAAAGAAGAGAAACAATAGGAAAAGACGAAAAATTAGAAAATTTCTCTAAAATGACAAAAAGAGAAAAAATTCAGTATGAAAAATTTTTAGAAAGTGCAAATTTTTATTTCAACGATGAAAGTATAGATGATGAAGACAAGGATAAAATGTTGATAGCATTAAATATGATATATGCAGATGCTAAAAAAACAAAATTTGAAAAAAAGAAAAAGAAGTAAAACGAGGTATATATGAAGAAAAACATTGGTAGGAGAATTAAGAATTTGATATCAAAATGTGGAACAAATAATCCTGTTGAAATATGTAAAATATTAGGAATAAAAGTTTTTTATTTGGATCTAGGGAAAAGTAGAAAAGGATTTTTCAAGAGATATAAAGGGATAAATTATATAGTTATTAATTCAAATCTATCAGAATTTTTACAACTTTTGGTTTTGTTGCATGAACTAGGACACATTGTATTAAAACACTCTACCAAAAATATAACGTTCATGAAAGATTATTATTTTGGATTTTCAAACAAATTAGAAAATGAAGCAAATTTATTTGTAGCGGAATACTTAGTGCTAACAATTGATATGATAGGAGCAATAACAAAAGAAGAGGAAAAAATATTGAATAGAATAATGAGTTTGAGGATAAAATAAAGGAGTTTTTAAAATGTCAGAAAAATTAATACCAGCAATAAATGAAAGTGTTGAAAGGAAAAATAAGTGGAAAGAAGTTTTGGAAAGTATAAATCTGAAAGAATATTTAAGTAATGATGACTATTTTATAAAGCAATTTAAAGAATTTTATTTTGAATTGAGAAATAGCAATCCGCGTGGCACATATAATATTTTTTTAGAAAAATTCACAGGGAAAAAACTAGAATTAGATTACAATTTTTATAATGAAAAATATTTTAATTATAAAAGAAATATAGAAAAACAAATATTTGAAAAATTTATTTCTTTTTTAAATATTAAAATTTCAAACCAGATATACTTGAAAGAATTAAAAAAAGCAAATCTTAAAATAGAAGTATGGAATATCTGTCCTCTTCATAAAGAAAAAGCACCAGCTGTTGAAAATATAAATAAAGAAATTTTTTGTACTTGTCAAATTGTATAAGTAGAATAAAAGGAGAATAAAATGAAGATAGGAGTAAGAAAACCGTCATTTAAAAAAAGTTTTAAAGCAATGACAACAGGGTCATTAAAAAGAAAAATAAAAAAAGCAATTATACCAGGTTATGAAAAAAAAGGAATTGGTATATTTAAAAATCCTAAAAAATCAGTCTATAATAAGATTTATAATAAAACAACTGTAAACCTTAGAAAAGTCGGAAAAAATAAAAATAAAGGAACAAATTTGATTTTAGATATAGTAATTTGGTCATTGGTTATATGTTTTTTCGTAGGGTTGTTACCTTTTTATTTAATTTATTATATATTTAAGAAAAAATAAAAATCAGGAGCTGCAAGGCTCTTTTTTTATTTTAAAAATTTCCATTGATTTATAACTAAAAATAGGTTATAATAAATTTGAGGTGATTTTATGGAAGAAAACAGTCTTTTTTATAGCCAAGTGTATTTAAATCTTGAATACGCTATAAAAAAAAGTGGAAAGACAAAAAAAGAAATAGCAAATGAATTAGGAGTTACTGCCTCTAATTTATCTCTTTTTTTAAAGAAATTGAAACAAGGAGAAAATATAAGCACAAAAAATCTCAATAAAATATCAGGGATTCTTGGAGTGCCAGTTGAATTTTTTTTTACAAATAATTATAACTAAAAATAAGTTATAAAAATAGTTGAAATCAGACAAGGAGGTGCGAGATGGACTTAGAAAAAATGTCAATGGAAGAAATTAAAAAGTATGTAAAGGAGCTGGAAGATTTTAAGGAAAAAGTATCTTCTTATTCTCCTGAAGAATTAAGAGCTTTAAAAATGCTCTATGCTGAAACAAGAATTAAAATGGTAGCAGGAAAATTTTCAAATATGATAAAAATTGACTAATAAGTAAGTATGCAGGAAGTTTTAATTTGTTATAAACAACGATCTATTGCTTCAATTGTTGTTTTTTCAATATCGCTTTCTAAGTTAGCATTATTCGTATAAGTGCTCGCTGAAGAAATTAAATTTCCTCCCGGACTTAAAATATTTATTGTTAAAAAATATCCATTTGAGATTGGGATTATTTCAGGTTTGATAGCTGGAACATAACCTGTATTATTTTCTTTGAATAAATTTATTTTTTCTTTTAATTGTTCTGACATTTTTACCTACTTTCTCCTGCATACTCAGTAAAGTATAGCTCAAAATTTCAATAAGACAAGAGAATAGGCGTGAACAATTAAATAAAAAAAGCACTCGGAAGAGTGCAAACACATATCATTATTACAACACAATTATATCATTAGTTGTGCTGTAATGCAAGAGGTGGAGAAATGAGATTTATAACGACATTAAATAACCAAAAATGTATGGAATGGAAATTAAATGCTACACAAGGGATATTAGTATCTCTTCTGTATGAAGCTAATGCTTGGGCTAAAGAAGTAATAATTGAAGATGAAGTTTATTACTTTGTTTCAAGAAATTTAGTTATAAGTGAATTACCGATGTTTTTTGATAAGCCTGATACTGTATATAGAGAATTTAAAAAATTATCTGAAAAAGGCATTATCAAGTATAAAAAACACGGGAAAATGGATTTAGTAAGATTAACTGAAAAAGGTAAGGAGTGGAACTTCTTAAAATCCGAAAATAACTCGGAAAAAAATCCGAGTTTTGAAGAAAATTCGGAAAAAAATCCGAGCAAATTCGGAAAAAAATCCGAAAATAACTCGGAAAAAAATCCGACAAATAAAGATAATAATATATATTATAAAGATACTAATAATAAAGATAATAATATATATAGTGCTGTAACAGATTATCTTAACGAAAAAACTGGCAGAGCAGGGAGTGAAAAATATAGTCCTAGTTCAAAAGAAACAATGAAATATATAAAAGCTCGTCAAAATGACGGCTATAAGCTGGAAGATTTTAAAACAGTTATTGACAATATGGTTACAGCATGGACTGGAACAGAATGGGAAACGTATTTAAGACCAAGGACATTGTTTAGCAATAAATTCGAGGATTATTTGCGTTGGAAAAACAATAAAAATATAACTAAAAAAACCGCTAACAACAATGATTTTATAGTCACAGAGGAAAGTTTAGCTGAAACATTCGGGAGGTATAAGTAATGACATTACAGGAATTTAACAAAGGATTTAAGCCGTTTCTAGATTTTTTTCCAACTGACAATATGACAAAAGAAAAAATAAATATTTACTTTGTTGGACTTTCTGATTTGTCACTGGAACAAATAAATTTATCATTTGCTAGGATGATTAAAAACAGGGTATGGAAGAACTTTCCACAGCCTGCTGAAATCAGACAGTATGCACTGGGAACAACGGAAACAGATATCAATGTCCGTATAAATCTAGCAAAGGAAAAACTTAAAAAAGCTATATCAAAATACGGTGCGTACGGATCAATAGAATTTGATGATAAGGGAATACATGCTGTCGTTGATAGCTTAGGCGGATGGCATGAAGTCTGCCAAATGCTAGTTGATGATTTTGATAAGTTCCTGACATTTGAATTTCCAAAAATCTATAAAGCGTACTGGGAAATGCCATACAATGTAAATCCTTATTACATTGGGATTACAGATAACAGCAATAGCACAAAAAATATAAAATTTATAGGAAATTCAAACATGGGAATAGGAAATAATTTGATTACAAATAATGAAAAAATGCTGATAGGAGGATAAATGAGAGTTAAAAAAATAGAAACAATAAAGCTGGAAAACAAAGCTATAAAACAGCGTAGAGATGAAATAGAAAAAGAAATGAAAAAGCTGGAAAAAGAAGATAAAAAACTTTTACAGCAGTTAACAAAAAATATTGAAATTCTCAAAAAGATTGGAGAAAAGAAATGATAACAGGGAAAAATATAGATGACGCATTAAAAAAAGAACATTTTGAAAATATAAAATTCTTTTTTGAAAAAAACAGCTCAAAAAATGAAAGGGTAATATATATTAAAAAAATATACGGAGAAGGTGGCTGGGGAGTGCCACGAAGGGGGGATTTTGTTGATATGATGTTCTATACTGCAACAGGCATTGAATTTGCTAAAAGGTCTGGAACGAACACCGAAAAAGTGCAGTTATCGTGGACTAAAGTAGCAGAAAGGATAGAAAAAATCATTGAAAGTGAAAGCCAAATTTCATTATTTTAAATAAAAAATTCAGGAGGAGTAAGATATGTTAGAAAATAATATAGTTGATTACATGATTAGAGAGTGTAAAGCAAATTATAATTTGGACGGAGCAAAATTAATAAAAAAGAGTGTAGAGGATAAGAAAGTTCAGTTTGTTTTTAAAAGAAGTGATTTAAAATTAAGTGCTGAATTTCAAAATGACAAAATATCAAATATCATATATAACAACTTTTTAAGCGACAATCAGAGGGAAAATGTAACAGAGCAGGAATTCACAGAGAGAATGTCTGAAATGTTAGAAATAACTGACATTGAAAATATGCAGCAGATTGATGAAATAGCGAAGAAAATCATAAAAGACATCAATTCAAGTAAGCTGTTTGGTGGAACAGTAAAGGAATTGTTGCTTAACAGCGAGGACAGGGAAAAGCTGTTAAAAATAAAAAGATTTTTCGGTGCAGAGAAACAATTGCTGAAACTGTATGAAGAGATTGAAGAACTGCATGAGGCACATGGAACATGGAGAAAATCTTTTTATAAAGACAACAGTAATATGATTGAAGAAATTGCAGACTGTTTTGTTATAGCGTTACAAATCAATAAAACAAAAATGATAAGAAACTTAATAAAGGGATTAGTTGATAATTCAAACATTTTTAAAACTGAAATGATAGAGAAAATAATAAAAATGGCTAAATTCAAAATTAACCGTACAGTAGACCGAATAGAAAAAGGAGAATACGGAACATACAGAATTGAATATAAAGCCGATAGGCTTAAGAAACAGCCTGACACGGAAAAGAAAGAGGAACAGACTATAAAAGATACCTCTGATGTATTTGAAGCTGCTGAAAACAAAAATTTAAAGAAATTAGAAAAGGAAAAACTAAAAAAAGAAAGCAAGATTTTAAAATTTATAGAAGAAAATCAACCTTACTACTATCAAGCTAGGGATATACAGCTAAAAACTAATATCAAGTCAAAAGAATGTACTGAAATTGTTACAGAGCTAATAAAAGCAGGAAAAATAACTGTAACAAAGGACGGTAAGCAGGGCATATATGGAGCAACAATTGAGCTAAGTAACCATATAGAAGACGCCGAGGTGGTATCTTAAAATGGCAGTTAATCCAGGTAAACGATTTGAGAATGACTTTCAGAAAAGTATAGATAAAGAAAGTATATTCCTGCATAGGCTTAAAGACGGGAGTACAAGGACTGGAGCTAATGGCGAAATGGTAAGGCTGAAAAATAGAAACTTATGCGATTTTATACTCTACAAGGACGGACAATTAGTCCTTGTAGAGCTTAAATCCTTTTTAGGAAAGTCAATGGCTTTCAGTAATATAAAAAGCAATGTAGATGAGCAGATGACATTTTTATATGATCTGCAAAAGGAAACAGAAAAGAACGGAGTTAAGGCTTATATGGTGCTAAATTTCAGAGATTTAGAAGAAACTTATGCTGTGCCTGTTAGTAAATTCTATGAACATTATAAAAATACAACAAAGGCAAGTATAAATATTTCAGAAGTTAAAGAAATAGGAACTTTACTGGAGCAGGAAAAGAAACGTGTAAGCTTTAAATATAACATTAACAGCTTATTTGAGGAGGAAACATGGCGAGAAGAGAAATGAAAAAAAGGGTAATTGATATACTAGATAATTATCCAGTCACTAGAGATACGGAAAATCCTGACACAATGATATTTTGCCTAATGTTAATGGAAGACGGGATTATTGATAAATATAAGGCAAAAGAAATATATGATAAATACTCAATAAACAACGTTGTGAAATCAAGACAGGAAATACAAAATAAAGACAATATGTTTGAGCCTCGCGAAGAAACAAAAGAAAAACGTCGTGTGGCATTTATGGATTTGCGTCACAAATGGAGAAAAGGGAAATTTAAGGTGTAGAACATGAAAAAACGTATGTCGAGGGAAAATCAAAAATTAATCTACTGGTTTATTGATTGCTACGCTTATAAATTAAAAGGCGTAGACATAAACTGGCAGACCAGTAAAGAGAAGCCTGCCATTTCAGACTATTTTCTTTACAAAGCGAAGGAAGATTTAAAGAAACTCTATATCAGATACAGCGGAAAGAATATAAAAGGATATGAGCCTTTTAAAAGCTTAGAAGAAAAGCTTAAAGACAGAATAGGAAACGTTATTGATAAAAATTACAGCAGGGAAAGTAAAATAAATATAATTACAAGCGATTTAATGGATTTTGTAACGGAAGAAATGCAAATGCTACTAATTAAGCTTAACGATACTTTTAGTTTAGCAATTAAAATGATGAGTAATCTTGAAGCGATAGAATTTACTAATTTCTTATTTGATTACTTCCTGCAAAATGATATAGCGATGTGGGAAGAAATGCAGAAACTTTATAAAGAACAGAATGAGGAGAAATACATATATGCAAAATTAAAACATAAAAAATGTGCTGTATGCAACAGAAGTCCAGTAGATATGGAACACTGGCAGAATGTTGCAAATTTAGGCGGATATGCACATGATAAAGGTCAAGGGGTGTATATATCCCTTTGCCGACATCATCACACAGAGAAACATAATATAGGCGTCGAATCATTTGGAAGAAAGTATGATGTAAGGGGTATAAAATTAAATGATAATCAGGTAAAGGAATTAAAAGAAATATATAAAGGGCATTTTAAGGCATTTAAGGAGGAATAAAAATGAAATTTTTAAAAACATATCTATTAGGTTTTATAATAGTTTTTGCAATTTTAACAATAGGAAGAACAATAACAAAAATAAGTGAGTATAAAAGAACAGGTAGGTGGAATAGTTATAAAATTGAATGGGGGCGAATAATTTATTATTCACTTTACAGTTTTAGTTTTTTCGCTCTGCTGTTAGATGACTTTATAAGAGAAAATCTGCGATAAAAAGTTTTGAAAAAAGCGTAAAATGTGATATAATATAGGAGGTAAAATGAGCATAAATAAAGAACTCGAAGAAATAGAAAAATTTTTAAAAAGCAATAAAGTTGGAAGTGTTATTATTGAAAGAAAACCGAACGGTACAATAACAATACAGAAGACAGAAACAGCACAATATAAAAAAGAGTATGCGAATAATAAGGCAACCTAAGTTGTGTAAGTTTCAAGACAATTAAATAAGGTTATAAATATTGAGTACATGAATATTAAGATGACCGTATTTATAGAGTTAAGGGTAAAACCTTGATTTTATAATTACGGTCATTTTTTATTTTGCCTCCTCCTTAATTTATATATATGAGACCATTAGTTTAACAAGGGTCGGTTGCGGTTGGTGGGAAAGTTAAAAGAGAAAGCGAGGAAATATGAAACTAGAAAAAGTCAACATAAATAATATAAGAATGTATGAAAATAATGCAAAAGAACATCCAGATTGGCAAGTTGAAGAAATTATAAAATCAATCAATGCTTTTGGGTATAAAGACCCGATAGCTTTAGATGAAAATAATGTGATTATCGAAGGGCATGGAAGGTATTTAGCTTTAAAGCAACTAGATTATGAAGAAGTTGAAATATTGAGAATAAGTGATTTAACAGAAGAACAGAAAGCAGCTTACGCAATAGTACATAATAAGTTAACAATGAACACAGACTTTGACATTGAAGCTTTAAAATATGAATTAAATAAATTAGAGTTTGCTAATTTTGATTTAGAAATACTAGGTTTTGAAGAAGCAGAGCTTGAAAAAATTTTAGAAAATTCATGCGAAGAAATTTCAATCCCTGAATATGAATACGATGAAGAGGAAGAAACAGGAAAAAGAATAAAGGAAAAAATATTGGTAATAGGGGAAAAAAAGATCCCTTTGACTGAAGAAGAATATGATTTTTTAATGGAAAAATACGAGAATTACGTTAAAGAAAAAGGAGTTGCTTATGGATTTATTAGTAATTCTTTTATAAAAAATGAGGTGTAAAATGTTTATTGAAAAATACGAAATTGAGAAAACGAAACCTGCAGTTTATAACCCGCGTAAAATTGATGAAAAATCATTTTTAAAATTGCAGGAAAGTATTAAAAAATTTGGGGTTTTGAAACCTGTAATTATTAATAAAAACGGAATATTAGTTGCTGGTCACCAAAGAACAAAAGCAATGAAAGAAGTAGGGGTAACCCATACACCAGCATTTATTTTAGAAGAAAAAGTTAATGTGCAAGATGAGATTAAATTTAACTTGATCCATAACAGTATAGAAACGGAAACTAGTGTTACTAAAATTCTTAATGCTGAGAATTTGAAATTTGGTTTTAATACAGTAAAAAGTGAAAAAATAAAAATAATAAAGAAAAGCAATGGGAGTTTGTCAAAGGAAATATTGAGACTTTTGAATAAATATGGCAGTTATGGTAGCGTCGTAATAAACGAAGAAGGCGATGTCATACATAATTCAGATTACGCTTTTAGTTGTAGCGTGCTACAGAAAGAAATATTGGTATACAAACTTGAAAATAAAAAAATGAAAGATTTTTTAGCTTACTTTAATCATCAATATGGTGTTTATACATATGAGTTTTTAAATATAAAACCTTATGTTCAGACACATTGCCAAATGAACCGTAATGAAACTTATGCGAGTTCTTCTACTTATGAAAAATTAGTAATCCCGAATATTACTAAAGAAATGAAAGGAATTGATTTTGGTGCTGGAAGATGCTTTTATCCAACAAAACTAAATAAATTAGGATACAACTTCAAATATTATGAACCATTTTTTAAAAAGACTGGATCTTTTAAATTAGATATAACAAGCGTAGTGAATATGATTAAAAAAATTGAAAAACAAATTGCAGATGAAGGGCTTTTTGATTTCGTAGTATTAGATAGTGTCTTGAACAGTGTTTCAAGTGATGAATATGAGAGTGCTATATTGACAGCATGTAATGCACTAATGAAAGATGAAGGAATATTTTTTGTTGGAACAAGAAATTTAAATGCAATTATAAGAAGGCAAAATCAAAAAACGGACACATGGAAAGGAAGAAATCTTGAATTTTTAGATTCAAAGAATTATAGTGGAACTTTTAGAAGAGGAGTATGGACATTACAAAAATTTCATACTTTAGAAACTTTGAAAGAGCTGTTAGAAAAGTATTTTAAAGAAGTGGAAGTTTTTGGTGGAAGTGGGAGTCAGATATGGGCTAAATGCAAAAAGCCAATTCGTTTTTCTAAAGAAGAATACGAAAAGGCTTTGGAATTAGAATTTAATATAGAATACCCACAAAACTTCAGACATAATGAACATAAAGAATTAATTGGTGTCATTTTGAAGAATTTGTTTTAAATAATTTGCAAATTGCCAATTTCTGCATGAAGAGTAAGATTTGAATTTTGCTTTTGGATGTTGAATATCAATAAATTCTTTTGAAACAGGTAACGCAACAGCGTCTTCAATCTCAATTTCAATTCCATTAGAGGAATACTTCAATAATTCGCCCTTGCAATATTTGAAAGCAAGGTGAAAATTATTTTCATACACAAAAGGAAAAGAAACGCCACAGAGATAGTAAAAATTAGAATTATACTCATTAAGAATTATATTTTCATAAGTGCCTTTCACTTTTATTATTTTTTTTGAATAGTTTCCTACAAGGCAATTGGCACAATGAGTATTCAAGTTGACATCCACAACATACTTCAACCATAAATATTTGAAATCTTTTTCAATTTTCATTTTTTTAATTTTCATAATTATTTCTCCTTTTTTCTTTTATTCTAACATACCGGTTGGTGGTGTCAAGTGTTTTTTAGGAGGTTAAATGGAAAACAATATAAAAGAATTAATAAAATATGAATATGAAAACGGAACGAGCATGAGTATACTTTCTAAAAAATATAACATTGGTTTGAGTAGAATAAAAAAGTGGAGTTCACAAGGCAACTGGATTAAAAAAAAACAGAATAGAGTAACCAAAAATAAAAGTGACCGAACCAAAAAAAGTAACCAAGAGGAAATTATTACTCAAAAAAAAGATGTTCTAATCAAAAAAGATATATTAAATAATGTTCCAAAAGATAAAATAATGGAAAAATATGGAATAAAGAAAAGCACATACTATGAAAAAGCGAAAAACATTAGGCAAATGCGATTAGAGGCAACAGAAAAGCATACACAAACTATTGTTGAACAAGTTTATGCAGATTTGCCTGACTTTTTAAAGAAAATAGCAATTACAAAAAGAAATATCACAATTAGAATAATGAAAGCACTTAACGAAGAAAGTAAAAGCGAAGAAATAACAACTTTGGAAAAAAAGCTGAATTTGATAATGAAAACAGAAAAAGAAATATTAAGGACTGGGAAGTTGCTTACTAATTATGAAGTATTAGAAACGGAAGCACAACTTATTGATGAAAATATGCAACTGGAAAAGCTTGAAATTGAAAAATCAAAATTAAAAACTGAACAAGTTGAAGATAATAAAATAGAAATAAAATTGGTAGGTATCTAATGGAAATAAAAAGAGAAGTGAATGAACATTTCAAGGAGTTTTTATTAGACAACAGCCAGCATATATACTTCCTACTAGGAGGTTATGGGAGCAGTAAATCTTATAATACAGCTGTTAAGTTAGTTCTATTAGCGTTACAGGAAAAAAGAAAAATACTGGTTGTTAGGCAAATAAGGGAAAATTTGAAAGAAAGTTGTTATGCAGACATACAAGATATTATATATAGTTTTGGACTAGAAAAATATTTTTATTCCACAACAACGCCAATGAAAATAACGTGTAGCATCACAGGGACCGAATTTATATTTAGAGGTTTGGATAATGTTAAGAAAATAAAGTCAATCAAGGACATAGACACTATTTGGATTGAAGAGGCAGACGAAATTGATTTTAGTTCATTTAAAGAGTTGAAGTCGAGATTAAGAAGTATCAAAAACAGAAACATATTAATATTAACAACTAACCCAAATGAATTTGGTGTGTGGACTTATAGATATTTAACAGATGTCCTGAAAATAGTAAAAAAGAATGAGAATCACTTATACGATGAAAGAATTATAAAAGTCAAAAATGAAGTGAGTTTAAAAAAAGGGAATGTGTTTTCAGAAAATATCTACATTCATCATTCGGTATACACAGATAATAAATTTCTCCCTGATAACTTCATAGCAGATTTGGAAACTGAAACGGATGACTATTTAAGGGCAATAAAAACTTTAGGGCATTATGGGAGTGCAGGCGATTCATTATTTAAAAATCTGCACCATATGGAACAAGAAAAAATAGAAAAATCAATTGAAGGTAAATTGAACAAATACACAGGTTTTGATTTTGGATATGAAAATTCTTATAACGCAATTGTGAGAATGGTAATTGATGAAGAACTGAATGACCTGTACATCTATGAAGAATTTTATCAAAACAAATTGACAGACCCCGAAATGCTGGAAACTGAAATAATACATAAAATGATTGAAGAAAAGGAAGTAATCTTTGCAGACAGTGCAGAGCCAAAGGCAATAGCTTTCTACAACATGAATGGTCTTTTGATTAATGCTGTTAAAAAGACTGCTGATGTAAGCAAGTCGGGAGTTAAGAAAATACAATCTTTCAGAAATATATTTATTGATAAGAATGTGTGTCCGAATACATACAGGGAATTAACAGAAATGAAATGGTATTTGGATAAAAACGGACTTATTTCTAAAAATCCAAAAACTCAAAAACCATTTAACATTGACCCACATACATTTGACGCTATCAAGTACGGAATAAGCGAATATACTCCGTACATTTTAAATAAAGACTACTATAAAAGGAAGGAGGAATAAATTGTTTGGTTTGAATTTTTTAAGAAAAAATAAACAGCAAATAATTTCAATAAATGAATTTGGAAGAATATTCGACGGATTTTATAAACAGGACAGCGAGAAGTTTTTAAATGAATTATATGACAATCCGTTTACATCAAGTGCAATAACAAGGATAAATGAAGCAATAAACAATCTTGTGTGGAGCACATACAAAAAAGGACACAACGATAATATAACTGAAGTTAAAGACAGCTATGTCAACAGGACAATAAGAAGTCCGTCAAAAATATTAAATACGGATCAGCTGATTAATTATTTTTCTCTTTATTACATAATATATGGCGAATTACTCGTATTAAGACAGGACTTATTCACAAAATCTGAAATTATTCTTCTAAAAAAAGGAACGTATACGGTTGAATACGACGACCAGAATGTTCTAAATGGAATAAAAAGAATAAGAATAGGAATGAATGAGTATACAGGAAAGCAATTGGAACAGTTCACATATATTAAAAGCATTAACATATATGACAATGTTGCTGGTGCTGGACATGGAATAAGCAAAGTCAAATCATTAACAATGCTACATGCATATTATTGTTATATTACAGCTTGGAACGTTGGAATATTGAAGAATGGTGGTAAAAGGGAAATAATAGCACTGGTTAAACAGTTTCTTAGTCCTAAAAAGAAACAGGAACTTATGGAAGATATAAAATCAAAATCAGGAGCAAAAAATACAGGAGTTCCTCTTATATTAGACGGAACAGATATAGACATAAAGAACGGAGATTTTACACCGAAGGATTTTGACTTTCTTACAGCATTAGATGAAATAAGAAACATTACAGCCAGCGTCTTAAATGTTCCAAGTATATTGATAGGAGATAGGACAAACAGCAAATTCAGTAACTACAAAGAGGCTAAAAAGGATTTATATACCGAGAACATAATTCCGATGGCTGAACAAATCGCAGAACATCTTAATGGAATATTTAAAGATAAACTCGGACCGAATGAACGTATTGATTTTGATACTTCAAAGATTGAGGTATTAAAAGAAGATAGAAATACAAAAATGGAAAGGCTGAACAATATCAGCTATTTAACAATAAATGAGAAAAGAGCAGAGCTTGAATATCCTCCTGTCGAAAATGGCGACGAAATATTGCTTGATGGAATAAAAACTCCGTTAAAAGATATTTTTGAAGATGTAAAGCCAGTTGAGGAGGAAGACAATGGCGAAGAAGCAGAAAACGAAGAAAATTAAGCTGACTAATTCACAGAAAAAAATAATAGCAAAAAGACAGCTGAAAATGAGAAACAGGCTTATCTTAAGACAGTTTGGAAGATTAAGGACTGTATTTAAACAGTTAAGAGGCGAAATAGATCCAGATGAACAATTATTTATAAGTGAGTTAGCATGGGAAACATTTAGTACACAACTGTATAGTCAACTAAAAAAAGGAATGCTAGAAACAGTTAATGAAACAGCAAAATTTGTTTCTGAACAAAGAAAAATAAGTGGCGAACTTATTCCAGCGATTAAAAACGATGCTTTGAAAAAGTTAGGTAAAGAAGTAATTGCAGAAAAAGTCACAAATATAACAGAAAAAACGAAAGAAACAATTAACAAAATAATTGTAAACGGTCAAGCTGGTGGTAAGAATATAAGGGATATAGCAAAGGAAATAACTGAAAAAGTTAAAGGAATGGAAAAAACAAGGGCAATGGTAATAGCTAGAACTGAAACAGCAACGACATCAACAACAACGTATTATGAAGGCTTGGTAAAAGCTGGATTAGAAAAAACTTGGTGGCATGTAGGCGGTGGGAAAACAGATAGACCGTCACATCTAGCTTGTGATAAGGAAACAATAGGAGCAGAGGAAACATTCAGTTGTGGACTTAAATATCCGCATGATCCTGAAGCACCTGCTGGTGAAATCATAAATTGTCATTGTGAATTAATATAGGGAGGTGTAAAGTGGAAAAATTTAATAAAAGTGTCGAAATGATTTTAAAGCGTGACACAGAAGAAAAAGGAATAATCGAAGGACAGTTAATAACTCACAGCGTTATTGATAGCTACGGAGATTATTTTGATAAACAAGCATTGGATAAAGTAAATAAAGATAAAACTTATTTTTTACTGCATATGCACGAATGGAGCAAAGAGCTTGGAACATTAAAGGTATATCAGGACGAAAAAGGAAATCTTAAATTTACAGCTAAGCTTGATTTGTCTACTGATGAAAACGGAAATGCAATAAATAAGGACGCACAAAAAGTTTATTCAATGATGAAAAACGGAGCAAATTACGAAATGTCGGTCGGTGGTTTTCTAAAGCAAAGAGAATGGGGAAAGATACAGACTGATAAAGGCGAAGTTGATGCAAGAATAATAAAAGAAATTGATGTTGTTGAGGGTAGCGTTGTACTAAAAGGAGCAGTACCTGACGCAACAGTAACAACAGTTAAAAATGACAAAGGAGATGAAAACATGAATTTAGAAAATTTAGAAAAAGGAATTAACAAAAACACAGAAGATATTGAAAAAGCAGGACAAAAATTAACAGAATTAGAAGAAAAAGCTAATAAAATAGCTGAATTGGAAGATAAACTTAATAAATCAAGTGAAGAAATGGGGAAAATGGCTGGAGCATTAGATGATGTTATGAAAAAAGGAATGGCAAATCCTGAAACAGAAGAAAAAAAAGAAAAAGAGGCTTTCGAAAAATTCTTAAAAACAGGAAACAGAAATATTGAGGGATTAGTGAAAGCACCAATAATGACAACAGGTGTGACACCAATTTTAATGCCTTCCGTATTGTCAAACGAAATATTGAAAGAAATGAAAGAAACATCAAATTTTTTAATGAAAGGTCAAATAAAACAATTAAAAGGGAAATCAATAATAGTACCTGTCAGAAACGATATTACTGAAGCAAACGAAATAGTAAAGGAAGGAGCTGGCAACACAAGGGATGGTTCTTTGGCGTTTTCACAAATTGAAATAACAGCAGGGACAAGACAGGTAAAATATCCAGTTACAGATGAAACAAGAGAAGATACAGCTTTCGATATTACGAACGAAATAAAAGAAGCTATTTCAGAAGAATTTGGACAAACATTATCGCTATTAACATTAAAAGGAGTTTATAGCACTGCAACTGAACAATGTATTGAAGGATTTTTAACAAATGCCGATGTATTGGCTGGAGCGGTAACAACAGCTACAACCAAAAAAGTGACAGCAGATGATTTAATTAGACTTGAAACAGAAATGAAAGTTGGGTATAGAAAAAATTCAGCATTCTACGTTTCCCCTAAACTTTATCAAGAAATGAAAATGTGGAAAGATAATGACGGACGTTATTTGTGGGCAAGTATTTTAGACGGTGCAACAATGAGATTCCAGGGGTATCCTGTTTACGTTGAGGAGTTTTTAGATGAAATCGATACAGGAAAATATCCTGCTGTATTCTGTGATTTCGGAAAAGGGTATACATATGTTATGAAACATGACTTTGAACAAGAACAAGACAGAGACCCTGATAAAAGAATAACAACTTACTTCACTAGAATAAGAATAGGGGGTAAAGTAACAAGACCTAAGGCGTTCTCAGTGTTAAAAGTAAAATAGAGGTGATTTGAATGTTAATCACAATAGAAGATTATAAAAAAATAACGGGTAAGACCTTAGCTGATGAAGAATTGGCTAAGGTTGAAACTTTGTTAAAGTCAGTTATCAGTCACATTGAAAACATACTCGGATATGAGCTTGAAGAACATGAAATTGTTGAATTTTATCCGTATATGAAAAATATATATTTGAATCATAGACCAGTCGTAAAAGTCACAAATGTTTTTATATCAGGAGAAAGTGACAAAGAAATGCGTAATTTTAGGTATGGCAAAAGTTCAAATTTTATAACTCTTATAAAATATAGAGAATGTCCGTGCTGTTACAAGCAAGAAAAAGAGGTTGAAATAACTTATACGGCAGGCTATAAAGAACTTCCTGACTGGCTTAAATTTGAAATTGTTGGACTTGTAGATAACTTTATAAATAGCTTTGACGAAGAAATAAGCAAATATACAAGCTACAAGATAGATGACATAGCTTATTCAATGAGAGATATGCTGACAACTAGGAACGATAAGCTGAATAACATAGCGAGGTTGATATATGGCTAGTATAGTTGAAGAGTTAGGAGATTTGGAAAAGCTGCAAAAGGAACTGGAGTATTTGCAGACACATGCTGTAAAAGTTGGAGTATTAGGAAATGGCAGTACTGATGGAGTTTCTGTACAGGACTATGCGATATTTAACGAATACGGAACAAGCCGTATTCCTAAAAGACCTTTTTTCAGACTGTCAGTAGGCACTCAGAAAGCACAGAATGAGATTAAGGTATATCTTAATACCCAAATTGAAAATATTATCAGTGGTGAGCTTACTGGACAAGGAGCGTATAAGAATCTTGGTACGTTTGTTGTCCAAAAAATAAAAAAAACAATAATGAGTGGGAATTTTGCACCTCTTGATTCAAAAACTATTAAGAGAAAAGGGAGCAGTACCCCACTTATTGACACTCACTCTTTATATAATTCAATAAGTTACGAAATTGTGGGGGTGTAAAATGGCACATAAAACATTTATTCCGAAAAGATTTTTTAGCAAATGCAAAATAACAAATAAAGCTAGCAAATGGATTGATTCTGAACTAGTTGAAGTTGATGAAAGTAAGGAGTTTGAGGGAGCTGTATTCAATCTTGGAAGGCAAGATATAAAAATGCTGACAGACCAGGGAATACAGATTACACTGGATTCTAAAAAAATATATTGTTACATAGATATTGACTTAAAAGAGATAATAGAATTTGACAACAATAAATATATAGTCACAACTATGAGACATTATATGAAACATGACCAGTTGAGAATTTATTATATTGAGAGGGTACAAGAATGAAAAACGAAAAACTAAGAAAATTGTTAGCTAGTTTTGTTGATTTTCAGATTATCCGTGACGATCATATGGCAAAAAAACCGTCTGAATGTGCTGTAATGCACACGATAAGTCTGACAAAATCAGTTTATAGTGCTTACAGGACTGTAGAAACAACAGAAGAAAGCATTAAGGAACAGGCGACAAGGCTTGTTTATGCTTATTTTCAAATTGATTTTTATGCTCCAACACAGGCAAGAGCAGAGGAAATGGCAGGTGAATTACTTGAAGTAATAGTCTTTAAAAAAAGACATGACATTGTTAGAAGTGGTTTTGGATTAAGTGAAGATGAAATAGAAATAAAGGATTTAACTTTCCTTGAGGGCAGTCAATATATTTACAGATTTAGCTTTGATGTAGAAATGAACTGGCGCGAAACAAGCGAAAGAATAAGACAATTAATAAAAGATGTAAAAGTGGAGGTAGAAAATGGCTAGAAAAAAAGTAAAAGTAGTAGTTAATAGACCTAGAAAGCCTTTAGTGATGGGAGATTTTAGTAAAATTTTATTTATCACTAAAGAGGCGGACAAGGACTATAAAAGATATACAACTTTAAAGGAAGTAGAGACTGATTTCGGAAACACTTCTTTGATGTATAAAGGAATAAATACATTCCTTTCGCAAGAAGATTTTGACGGTAATAGATTACAGCCTGAACAGTGGTACTGTGTAGGTAAGACAACGCCAAATGAAACATTCCTTAACAGTTTGCCTGAGGGCGAATTTTACGGGGTAATTGTTGCATTTTATGATAAGGCATTTATAGCGTCATTATCAAAATATCTGACTAGAACTGGAAAATTTGGAGTAGTTCTAAATACTGACGGAGATAAGACACCTGCAAATATAAGGGAAAGCAAAAGAATATATTACATGTTTGGAACAGAGGGAAAAGATAACCTCGACATCTTTGGACTGCCAGCATGGACATTTGTTCAAGGAATAAATGGACGTTGGTCTGACAGAAGAATTTTAGGTGTAGAGCCTAGCTGTAATGACACAACTAAGTCAGCAAAGCTAGACGAACTATTTATAAACTACACAGAAAGCAGAGTTGGATTTAATGCTGTTACGAGTGGCTCATGGTGTTCTGATGGAATTACACATGCAGACCAAACTATTAAAATAGACGCGATAACTCATGCGATTGATACTAATTTGAACAGGCTCTTAATAATGCGTAAAAATACAACAATGGATTCTGATGGACTTCCAAGCATTGAGGACATGTTAATTAGAGCTATGACAGAATTAGGAAAGCAGGGAGCGTTTGCGAAGAGTAACAATGGAGAATACTTATTTAGAGTTACCGTTCCAAATATAGAAGATACATCAGCAGCTACAGGACTGACTGTAGATGACTATATAAATAGAGTACTAAGAAATGTCAAGATAAACTTCACATTGTCAACAGAAATTGAAGAAATTGAAGTAGAACTTATATGGCATGATGAACCAATAACAATATAGGAGGTAGAAAATGGGTAATAATTTTTTAGAAAAATCAGTTGATTTAAGTAAGGTCGATTTAATTATAACATTCCCCGGAATAGGAACTTATATGATTAAAGAAGCTAAAGAGATTAATAATAATCCGACTGAAGATTCGCATACAATGGGAGACCCCGACATCAAGGGAAATGTTCCAACTATTCAGACAAGAGTAACAAAAAGAGAAATCAAAGTTACAACAGTAAAAGGATCAGATGATGACATTTTTTTAACTAAATGTAATAAAAATCCTGATGGGAAATTAGGAACATTAACATATATAGATAATACAGGAATGAACAAGGTAGTTGGAATAGGTTCAGGGGTATCTGTACAAAAAGGTGGAGAAAGAAAGAATAATACTAAAGATATTGAGATTGAATTTACAGTACAGGCTGCTAAATATGAAGAACAGGTATAGGAGGATATAAACAATGGAAGATAAAAGAATAGAAGAAACAAAAGAAATAAGAGAAGAAGAAAGTGTATTTATTGATGAATTGGGTAGGTTGAATATAAAAGGGCAGGAAATATTTATTGATGAAGACGGAAATACTGAAACTGTAGATTTTAGATTAACAAAGCCGCAAAATTTACAGATGTATCAGAAAGCATTGTTGAGTTTTGCTTCCAGCAATGATTATTATACTTTTGCAAGTGTTTTATTACCTAAAATGGTTGAAATACCTTCAAAAGCAAGAAAAATTGATTTTTTTGAGCATGATCCTGAGGCATTAATTGAAATATGTGAGGTAATGGCTGATTTTATGGGAAAGTCAAAAGAGAAGAAGAAAAGAAAATTAAACATGAAATTGAGATAGCAGGAGATATTTATGAAGACCCACTTGTAAAATTGAAGTGGGAATTCATAATTAAAAGAGAAATAAAAGACCCTAATGTCGTTTTAGATATGAGCAACATTAGGTTCTTTCAATGGATACAGGCTATTAAAGATTTTGAGGAAAAGGGGTAAAAATGGCAAAAGGGAATAAACTTGAAATTTTATTAGGCATAAGAACAGAAGACAATGCAATAAATAAATTAAGACAGAGAATGAAAAGTGTTTTTCCAGTTGCTGAAAATCTTGAAAAGAAAGTAAATATAATAGGAAAGGACGTTCAGACATCAGGAATTGACAAATTAAAAAACAGAATGTCGAATGTTGGCGGAGAGCTTGGAAAAATAAAAAATAAAATTTCTCAAGCTTTTAATGCAAGAATGTTCAGTTTTGCAAACAAACTTAATTCAAATGGAGTAACAAATTTCGTAAATGCAACAAGTAAAATACCAATTGTCGGAAGAAAAATCTCAAGCGTATTCAGCGGTGCAATTAGCAAAATCAGCCAAATGGCTTATTCAGGAACAACACTCTCAACTGTTTTTGGGAAAGTGGGCGGTGCTGTAAAAAAAGCATTTAAAGCTGAAAATTTAAAGAAATTTGCTTCTGCACTGAAAGGAATTGGAAATAAAATAGGTGGTATTTTATCAAAACTTGGTGGATTAATTGGGAAACTTGCAGTTCTCGGAGGAATTGCTGGAGGATTAAGTTTTGGAGGAATAGCTAAAGCATCTGATGAAAATTCGCTTAGAAATTCAAGGCTTTCAATGGTAACAAAAGATGTCGAGGGTCTGAAGCAGAAAACTTTTAATGCTTCACAGCAGAGTGGAGCTGATTATGGAGCTCAACTGGATTCAGTAGCTAAACTTAAAATGTTGACAAATGGACTTTTCAATGATGATGAAGCGGTCAAATTTACAAGCACGCTGGACAAAGCATTTAAAGTGGCTGGAACTTCTCCAGAAGAAGCTAAGTCCGCAATGTTCCAATTAAATCAGGCAATGACATCAGGGAAACTCCAGGGAGACGAATTCCGTTCGGTAATGGAAAACGCTCCAATTCTTGCTCAAAAAATAGCAGAATCAATGGGAGTTCCAATGTCTAAACTGAAAGAACTTGGTTCTAAAGGGAAAATTACTTCTGATGTAATAAAAAAAGCAGTACTGGGAAGTGCCGATGACATAGAGAAAAAATATAATCAAATGCCAATAACTTTTGGTAAAGTTTGGCAAAATGCACAGAGTGCAGGGCAAAAAGCAATGGACGGAATGCTCACTAAAGTAAACGAACTGTTGAATACAAATGCTGGGCAAAAAATGGCAAAAGATTTGCAGATTGCAATGACAGGAATTTCAGGCGGTTTTTCAAAAGCGTTTGACAGTTCATTACAACTGTTTTCAAAATTAAATTTTGCTCCTCTGATAACTCCGTTAATGCAACTTGGAACTACTATAGGACAGATATTTAATAACAATATGGGCGGAGGAAAAGGCTTTATTGATGGTCTTGCAGGTGGAATGAATGGAATAATTTCATTAGCTGGAACAATTGCAGGAGTAATTAATGGAGCTTTGCAAGGGATTAATTTTGAACAAGTAGGACAGATAATAGGAAATATAGGAAATGCTTTTTCTACATTATTCCAGACTATTGATTTTGGAAGCATAGGAAATCTATTTGGAATGACTTTTAATATAATAATGCAGGCATTGACTATGATAACGCCTTTACTCGCTCCAATCATGCAGACAATAGGAATGATTTTTAATTTTGTTGTTCAGATTGCAACTGCAATAATGCCAATCATTGGGGTAATAATACAAGTAGGTGCGGTATTGCTTGGAATAATTGTTCCTGTGGTTCAAGTAGTTATTGGAATATTTATAGGAATGTCATCAACAATAATTGGAGTATTTTCTGCAATTATTGGAGTTGTTGCAAGTATAATGAGCGGAATTTTAGGAGTTGTTTCAGGAGTAATAAATGCTATTGGTGGAGTAATCAATCAGATATCAATATTCTTCACAAATGCATTTAACAAGGCAAAAAACGTGGCACAAAGTGCTATAAATGCAATAAAAGGATTTATAGACGGTCTGTTTGGAAAAATTGGAGAACTTGGTGGGAAAATTGCTGGTGCGGTTTCAAAGTTTAATATTTTAAAAGGCTTTGGGATAGGTAAAAACTACACAGGAACTAAGTCTTGGCGTGGAGGATTAACGACAGTAGCTGAAAAAGGTGCTGAAATGATTAAACTTCCTGGAGGGCAACAATTCCTAGCAGGACAGGAAATGCTTATGAATTTGCCACAAGGTACGGAAATCTCAACGGCAGAGGCAACGAGAGGAATGCTTGAAGATGGACTAAGTGGGATGAAAAAGACATTTAGTGCAAATGGTAAGGCTTCAACAACTAACAATTCAACAACGAATAAAGGCAACAACAATAAATATGTATTTTCTCCAACAATTGTTATTGAAAACACAGGAGAAAATGGCAACGAACTTGAAAAAAAGGTCAAGAAAATTTTGAGAGAATTTTTTGACGACAGTTTCGCAATGATGGGAGGTTAGAGCAATGGATTTTACCAATTTAAACGCAATGAAAAACAGCTCATTAGGTAAAATGGCATATAACAAAGCTAAAGAAAAAGGATTTAGTTTAGGTCTAAACAGTTTTCTAGGTACAGCAGGAGCTGCTGTGTATGGAGTTGCTCTTGCTTATTCGGATCAAGTGAATAGTTTTTTTCAAAATAGATTCGGCTTTAAACTCTTTGAAGACGCTGACAGATGTAAAATAAATGATATTCCGCTTGAATGGGTACATATAACAAGCGATGACAGAAGTAGCAGCGTCAAAACGCACTCACTCGAAGACAGGGATAGCACATTGATAAGTAGCAATGTGTCGCATGGAAATAGAAAATATAATATTTCTGTTCTACTTACTCAAATTGGGACTGAAAATCCTGAAGCGGTGTATGCTGAAATAGTGGAACTGTGGCAGAAAAAGGAACTATGTACAATTTCAACAAATGAAACAATAGAAGATATGATAATCACTAAAGTTTCAAGAAACTATGAACATCAAACGGCTATAAAATTTGAAATAGACTTTGAAGTTCTTGAATTTGCTTATCTGATGAAAAAAGGTCAGGTTCTTGAATCCGAAAAAACTGTCCTGAAAGAGGAACAAAAAACAGGAGTAGCAGGAACAAAAAACAGTGGCTTTAATTTTTGGGGGTTTCTGAAATGAGAATAGAAATAGATAAAAACAAAATACCCTATATTTTCACATTCAAAAGTGGCAGCGAAATTTATTTGCTTAGAATAAAGCATTTTAAGACAAATGACCGTATTTATGTTGACATAATGGACGAAGATGGAGAAACATTACTTGAAAATGAGAAGCTTATCTGTGGAAGACCATTAGGCTGGTTTATGATGGAAGATGACAACAAAAATATAAATAATGATTTTATTAACTGCTATATAGTTCCTCTTGCACAGGAAAATAAAGAAATTCCAGTCACTTTTGAAAACTTCTGCGAAACTGTATTTCTTGAATACTTTGAGATAGAAGAGGATGAAGAAGATGTTGAATAAACTATTTTTAGAAAGAACTGAAATAAAGATTGAAACAGATGACGGAGATTTGAATTTTGTCTTTCCAAAAGATTATAACTTAACAGATCCGCAAATCATTAACGGAGTAGAAATAAAATGGAACTATAAATCCGTTAACGAAGAGCCGAACGAATTTAACATTGAAATACACGGTTTGACAAATACTACAATAGCTAAAATCAAACTTAAAAACGATGTCAGACTTGTTGCAGGGTATGGAACAGATATTGGAGAGATAGCAAGTGGAATAATTACTAAAAAAGAAGTTGAAAAAGGAACTTTAAAGCTTAAATGCCGAGAAGTTCCAGCCAATTTTAGAAAGCTTGTAAGTTCCGCATATGCTCCTGGCACTAATGCAAGTACAATAATCAACGATTTGGCTAATAAATGCGGATTTACTGTAAAGCAATGTGAATTAAAGACCGATAAGGTCTACAGCATAGGCGAAAGCATTCTAGGCAGTGGTTTATATGAAATAAGTCAGATCGTCAAGGATTGTAACAGTCAAATGACAACAAAGAATGATTTTATTTATATTTATCATGATGAAGTTGAAACCGAAAAAATTATTAAATTGAGCTATCAGAGCGGACTACTGGAAGAGCCTAAACCTCAAAATGTTGAAGAAATAAGCTATAAAGTTGAAAAAGAAAACAAAGGAAAAACTTCAAAGTCTGGAAAATCTAAAAAAGGAAGTAAAAAATTCTCGAAAAAAGGGGGTAAAAATGACAAAAAAGGAAAAGGCAAAAGTAAAGGCAACAAAAAATAATAAAAATTCTAAAAAGGCTAAGGAAGATAAAAAATCAAAAAAAACGGAAAAAAAAGAAGAACTTAAATATGACTATGAGGTCAAATGTTTATTGATTTATCAGCTAAAAAAAGGCGATTTAATAGAACTTATAAGCAATGAAATATCTACAATATGTCAGATTGTTGAAATATCTGACATAAGCGACTTTATAATGACTTTAAAAGTAAGAGTAGTCAATAACTCTTCAGATGTCAAGAAAAACAATGCTGAAATAAAGCAAATCGAAAAGTCAGAAAATAAAAAAGGAAAAACTGTTCAGACAAAAAGAAAGGTGAAAAAGAAATAATGGAAGAATATTTAAAAGCAATGATTGGAAGAATAGATACTTCTATTATAGCCAAAATAACAAAAGTGTATTCAAATGGCTTTGTAGATGTCGAGCCTGTCGCTGAATATAAGGAAGTTAATTTGCCCCCTATTTTGCATGTTCCGATGTGTCAGATTGGAAACAGGAACATAAATATCAAGTTAAATTTTAAGGCTGGAGATATTGTTCCACTGCTTATATGTAGCAGGGATATAAGCGGATATATTACTAAAGAAACTAGCGTTGTTAATACTAACAAAAGACATAATCTGACAAACGCTATTGCTTTACCAATTTTAATTTCTACTGATCCGACTGCTGTAGATATTCCTGAAAGCATAGAAATAAACGGCGATGTTGTTTTAAATGGTAATTTAACTGTAAACGGAAATACTGAAATTACAGGAAAATTAAAAGTTGGAAGTATTGAAAGTGGACCGATTAAAGCAGAAAGCGTTGATACTGATAGTGGAGTGAGCAAAGGTGGAACTTCTTATATACATCCGTAGGAGTGTGATTTATGGATATAAAACTAAACAATGCAACAGGAGAAATATATGTTGAAAATGGAGATGTACAGTTTTTTCAAGTTAGAGAAAAGTATTTTGAAGTAATACAGCAAATAGTATTGATGTTGCATATAAGAGAGGGAGAGCTGGACTATGACACAGAGTATGGCTTGAACTTTGAAAAGCTCTTTGGAACACATGGAAATGAAAATGAAGTGATAGAACATATAAGAAATAAAATCTACAATAATTTTAAGGATTATTTGAAAAGTTGCTTTGTTGAAGTCTATGAGTTTGAAAAAAGAAAATTGAAATTAAAAATAGGGCTTGTATTTGTAGATGATGAAAAAATGCTAATGGAAGGAGTTGGAATAGGTTGGCGAGAATAACAGTTAACACAGTACAGGACAATATGAATGTGTTGAATAATGAACTTAAATCATTACTGAAAGATGACTATTCTAACGATAAACGGAGTGCCTGGTTTATGCTTATGTTCCCTGTTGCTAGACTTATGAGAGTTAAAATGGAACGTCAGCAGATACAGGCAGATAAAATGAATTTGCTGAACTGTGAGGGAATAGAAATAGATGAACATCTTTCAAATAGTCCGTTTTTCTTCAAAAGGAAACAGGAAAGCAAGGCAACGGTAAATATTGAATTAATTGGTGGACTTAATGTTTCTCTTGAAATAGGAGATGTAATCGTTGAAGCAAACGATGGAACAAGATATACACTTTCAGAAAATGGAATACTCAATAATAAGACAACTTTTAAATTTGAATGTGATATTGCTGGAGAACAAGGAAACAAGGAAATAGGTAGTATTATAAAGCTTGTTAAAGTGGTTAATGGTGTCTATGACTTTAAACAAAATGAAGTTGCAGCAGGAGGACAGGAACAGGAGACAGACAATGCTTATATAGAAAGATGGTTTTTAAGCAGAAACGAAAGTGAATGGAATTTGGACGGAATAAGAGCAGAAATATTGAAACAGGAGGGTGTAAAATCTGTCTATGCTGACGAAAATAAGACAATGCAAGTTGACAGCAAAGGACTAGAACCAAAATCTATCGTTTTAATAGTAGACGGTGGAAGAAATGAGGATATAGCAAAAGCAATATGGAAAAAAAAGGATCATGCTATTCAAATGAATGGAGATACTGTTGTGACTATTAAGGATAATCAAGGAATAGACAGAGAAGTAAGATTTTATAGACCGAAAAAAAGAGAAGTACAGGTAAAAATTGACTTTCAAAAAGCTGATGGAGTAAATATTCTTGAAGAAAATTTAAAAGATATTGTTAAGGAATATATTAAATCTGTAAAAGTAGGGGAATATATTACAAGTTATAAATGTGAAAGTGAATTTATAAGAACGGTGTATTCAGCCGATAAATTATTGAATGTAGATATTACTTTTAAATTCAAAGAAACTCCTGGAATAGTTTTTGAAAAAGTATTGAAATTAGGCTTTAATGAGGTGGCTGAATATGCAGAATAATTATGATTATTTACTGTCTAAATGCCCTTGGTGGCTTAAAAAAAACGAAAATGTGCAGGCATTTTATAAAGCTGTAACAAAATTATTTGATGAAATTGATAATATTTATAATTTGCTGGAAAAACAGCATTTAATAGATTATGCATCAGGAGAGTTTTTGGACGACTTAGGTATTAAATTTAATGTCAGCAGAAACGGACAAACTGATGACAGATACAGAAACAGAATCAAACTGGCTATGAGAAAATATAAGTTAATTCCGAACTTGGAAACAATAAGCAATATTGGAGAAATGTTCACAGGGCTAACTCCAGTCATAGAGCTGAATACTAATAATGAATATGCACTTTACGATGTTAAATTTGTAAGCGATAGAAATTATGATTACAGTCTGATTGATGAGTTGAATTTAAATAGTATTGTTGGCGGTGGAGTTAAAGTAAATACTTCAAAATGTTTGGATAATTACATAGTTGGAATGAGATTTGGAAGTAAATCATTAGGACAGAATGTAATTAAAAATGAAGTTAAGAGAAATCCTGTTTGTAATTTCTCTTATTCCACATTTGGAAGATTTGGAAGAAATAATCTAGGTCAATTTGATTTAGGAAAAGATAATATGATTAATTTAAAATAAGGAGGTAACATGGCTAAATTAACGAAATTTAAGGCACAACAAGTTGAATTTCCAACTCATTATAAAGTGGAAGATACAAATAGAGGAGATACTAAGATTAAAAATATAATTCCAGCTTTCGGAACTATAAGAGAAAACGGAACTCCTGAAACTGAAGAAATATATAACGGATTGCAGCTTGGAAATGTGCATACATTGCAGGCAAATAAGACAACAAACTTGAATATAGATTATTATGTATGCAATTTGGACGGATTAACAGAATTTGGAGTAAATAATGACTTAAAATTAAGAATAAATGTTGATACTAAAAACACAAATGCAACAACAAAATTAAGGCTGAATAATATTGATTACACGTTGCTAAAAGAATACAACGGAACTTTAAAGCAAATAGAGGCTGGTGACTTTAAACCTAACAAGTCATATGAATTAGCATATAACGGAAATCAATTTGTAATAATCAATATTATGGAATATGGAACAGAGGAAAATACAGTTTTAGAGGGAAAAAGACTGGCAGAAATAATTGGATTAGAGTTTGGAGGTAATATTCAGGACGCAGGAGCGAAAGTCACAGGGAAATTTTACTATGACAAGGCACTTAAATATTATTACGAGTGCATAGCGAATAACAGTCTGACATACAATGATGGCTCAAAATTTAGGGCTATATCTAATAAACCACTTTCAGATAAAGTGGAAAATTTATACAAAGTGCAGCAGGCGAAACTTTACGTACATTCTGAAGCAACAGGGCAAGGGAGAACAACTTGCAACATTATCCAAAAAGTCGGAAACGTAGTAACTATCGTATTTGATAGTGGAGATACTTTGAGATATACGAGTGATAATACTGTAATTTTCAGCATTCCCGAAGGCTATAGACCCAAGTCTTTTCTGTCTGTAAATGCATCGCAGTTCAACGGAACTGCTGGGACAATTTATATTCAACCAGACGGAACTGCTAAATGGCGAGGTTCAACGGTGTCTACAGCAAGCATAATATTTTCAGTTAGCTACATCATCTAAGCTAAGTTTATTTAGCCAAATACACTGAATTAATATATAAAGCAGAATTTGTTCTTGCTCCACGCCACACTACATTACCATTTGTTTCTATATGAGCAGCTCCGCCGCTTGCTGAATTGATTATTCCGACAGAAACTGGAGTTAGGAACTTTGGACGAAATTTTTCTGGAATATTAAAAAGTACTTCTCCATAATTCCGACCATTGTATACTTCGTTTGAGTCCAGAGTTAAGATACAAATACTTCCGATTTTGTGAATTATTCCGACTGTGAGCCTTGGATCTATTGAATGACTCTCAACATTGGATAAATTTTCCAATTTGCACAGAGTTGGAAACAAAAAAAATAAAATAAAAAAATATAGGAGGTAAAAAAATGATAATTTACATTTACGATAAAAACACATTAGAGCTAATAGCTCAACCAATGACTTTAGGAGTTGAAAAATTTAAAGAAAATCCTAACTTGTTTTTCCCAGATTGGAATTCTGAAACGATGACTTTTTCGACATCGTTTCTTATAAATCCTGTTTTAGACGTAGAAACAGGAGAATTAAGAGAAATGAATGAGTATGAGCAAATTGTTGCGGAGAAATTATTTTTGGCAGATGGAGAGTATTTAGACGAAAAAACTAAATCTGTCAAAAGAGTTGCAAAGCCGAATGACTGGAGCGTTTGGGATAAAGACAGTAAAAAATGGAAAGTGGATAATAATTTGCTAAACGAAAGAAAAAAAGAACTTAAAGACAAGCTGCTACAGGACTTGGCAGAAGCAAAATCAAATTACTTGAATCAGGCAATTTCTGTTGATAAAAATGGCAAAAAATACACATTTGAGAACAATGAGAAAAACAGAAATAGATTGTCTCTAAAAATATCTCTGATGTGGGTACTGGATCAGGATAAAATAGAAAAAGTAAAGGTAAAAAATGAAAAAGGACTTGTTGAATTTGTTGAATTAGGTAAAGCAGAACTGAAAGTTTTAGCTGGGAAAATTCAAGATATAATTCAAGTCGCAGATATAGCTGAACAAATGGCTGTAACTGGTCTTGAAAGATATAGCATTGAACAGCTAATGTCACTCGATGTGAATGATTTTTTTAAGAATTAAGAAAGGAAGTGAAAGAAATGAGTACAAGATTTGACAAGATTTTTAATTACATGTTGGCTGTCGAGGGTGGTTATACTAACGACAAAAATGATAAGGGTGGAGAAACAACCTGGGGTGTTACAAAAGAGGAGGCAAGAAAAAACGGATACAATGGCTCTATGAAAAATTTAACACAAGATTTTGCTAAGAAAATATTGGAAAAAGATTATTATTTAAAAAATCGTTTGAATGAAGTAAAAAATGATAAGGTCGCACTTTCAATATGCGACTGGAGTTTTAATTCAGGAAGATGGGCAACTAAAAAGGCACAAGTAACATTAAATAGTTATTTTGGCTATGATTTAGTTGTGGATGGTATTTTTGGAAACAAGACTATAAAAGCCTTGAATGAAGTAGAAGAGAATGAAAAATCTGAAGAATTTTTGAAAAATTATCATAATTTGCAAAGAAAATTTTATCACTCTGTTGTGGAATACAATCCAACACAATCAGCTTTTTTGACTGGATGGTTGAATCGTGTTGACAGAAAAGAAAAATATTTAAAGGAGATGTTTTAAAATGAGTAAAGTTATTTTAAACGTAGGTCATGGTGGAGTCAGAAAAGACACAGGAGCTTGTGGAAATGGCTTTGTTGAACATGAATGGAATAAAGACTTTGTGAACAATTATATTGTTCCTGAGTGCAAGGTGCAAGGATTGGATTATAGAGTAGTGTATCAAGAATATTATTCAACATTGCCCCAAAAAATCAATGCTATATCAGAAAAAGGCGATGTGACACTATCGTTTCACTTGAATGCAGCTGATAAGACAGCTACAGGTGCTGAAATGTTATTTTGGCACAAATCAAAAAAGAGCAAGGAACTGGCGGAATTTTTGCAAGAAGCAAATATTGAAGCAACTCACTTGAAAGATAGAAAAATATTACCTCGTGATTATGCAGATAGAGGAGCAACACTTTTAAGAAAAACTGTGACACCTTGTGTCATAGTCGAAAGTGGATTTATAACAAATTCAGAAGACATGAAAATACTAGAAGAGACAAAAAAACTGTTAGCAAAATACTATGTTGCAGCAGTAAAAAATTATTTTAAAGGAGAGATGTAAAATGATGAACATAATAACAAACGTATTAAATCAATTTGGAGCAAATTTAACAAATTTAGTGGCGGTAGCATTAGCCGGACTGATAGCAAGGGGATTATCTTTAATTGTAATTAATGGGCATAAGTATTTGCTTAAAAGAAAAATATCTAAATATGTACTTAAGTTTATTCCTCAGGGAATAGCTTACGGAGACATGCTGAAAGGCATAAAGCCAAACCGCGAAAGACTGGTTCAAGCTGTTCTAACTGTTCAAAATAGAGTTCTGAAAATGTTCCCTGAAAAACAGAGACCTACAATAGATAAATTGATAGATGAAAATGCTATTGCAAGGGAAATAGAAAGAAAGTTAAATGAGGACAAGCAGGAGGGTTTAGCAAAGCCGACAACAGTGGAGGAAGAATAAGAGCTGTTGTCGGAGAGAAAATAGAAAAAGTAACTGAACAGGCAACGGAAAAAGCAATTGACAAGGTAATTGAAAAAGTAGTGGAGAGTGGAAAACTCTCTGCTACTGACAATAATAAACTGAATTTTAATGTGATTGATTATAAAAGAGACTACGGTCGTAGTAATATTTATGCGGATATCAATTACAGGGATAATTTTAGAGGAGACAGAGAATTGCTTGCCAGAGCTGGGTTTATTTACTATTTTGAAAGAAAGTAGGAATAGCAATGCAGTTAAAGGAGCTTATGCTGTACATAGAAAATCATGGGATATCAATAGTTTTTATGAGCTTGACAATAATAATGCTTTACCGTTCTGTAGTTCCTTTCATGAAAGAAGCTCTTGAGACACAGAAAGAAATGAAGAAATTCATGCAGAGCATGAACATGAATACTATGAGAGGAAAAGGGCTTGAGATGGTACTAAATTTTACATCTCAGGGGCTAAGATGGAGCTTACAGAAGAGAATAATTCAGTATATCATAGATAATAATATCAGTCTTAACTGGATAATCATTTTAAGAGAAATAGACCTTAAGATTGAGGAGAAAAAACATGAGATATACACAGATTTAAGAGATATAATTGACAAGGCTGTATTAAAAGTTTTTATGACAATTTTAGATGAAGAACTTACTGAAACTAAAAATCTTATAATTGCCTTGCTTGAAGACTTAAAAGAGCATGGCAAACATGATAAATCACTCTATGTAACGGCAGAAAGAAGTGTAGAAACACATTTTGAGCATTTCGAAAATAGGATGTATAATAAAATAAAAGATTTACTAAATTAGGGTACTTTATGTATCCTATTTTTTAAAAAATATGGTATTTTCATGTATCATAAAATTCTTATTTTATAGGGATTACAAGCAATGAAAAGTATATTTTTAGGTATATTTTAGGTATATTTTTTTGTAGAAATTACCATTATTTTTAAATTTTGAAAAAAATAAAAATATTTTATCAAAAATACTTGCATTTTAGATAAAAATATGTTACTATATATATGTAAGGGGGAGATAGAAAGGCGGTGGACAATGAAAAGAAAATTAAGTCGAAAGGAAAAAGAAAGGAGGCGAAAAAAAGAGGACTTAAAACAAGTCCTCGAGATAATCAAATTGTTAGCAGAAATCATACTCACAATATTGACAATACTAACAATTTTGATAAAAGGGCTTTTTAAATAAAGCCCTCCCCCTAAGGGGGCGACTTAATTATATCTTTTTATAAAGATTATGTCAAATAACAATTTATGGTTAGTGCTTGCTTTAGCAAATGGATATTTTGCCTTTATAGGACAAAAAAAATACACTACAGCAAGAATACTAAGTCTAATAGCTTGTATATTAAGTCTAGTAATGTTTTTTTTTAAGATAGGAGAGTGACTATGGAAGAAAAAAAAGAAACCAGGGGGGCTAAAAAAGGAAGACCAAAGCCCCCGGGAAGTGGAAGAAAAAAAACATCAGAGCCAAAGCGGAATAAAGCCTTTACTGTAAGATTTACAGAAAAAGAGCTGGAATTTGTGAATGAAAAACTTAAAAAAACTGGCGGAAGTAAGCCAGACGCATTATTGAAAATATTAAAATATGAGGTATAATAAATAATAAAATCAGAGGAGTGAAAAATATGAAAACATTAAAAGAAATTGAAGACTTTATAGTAAATCATGATTATTACAAGACAGGAAACGAAGCAATACAGTTTGACAAAGAAACTGAAAAAGGAATAGAAATACATATATTTAATAATTGTGAATTAGCAAATAGACATGATTATAAAACTGAGGGAAAAAATGTTTTTATTTACAGCAAGAGAGATAAAAGATATAAGAGAATAAATAGTGTTGATAGACTTACAACTGAGTTTTTACAAGATTTAACTAGTTTTGTGAAAGAATAGAAATGAAAAATACCCCTTGACTTTTTAAAGAAAAGGGGTATAATTTATTATATTAATAGTAGCATAATGTAATGTGAATATTATTGTTTGTTATAATTAGTAATTTTAATAGTAGCATTTTGTATTGTAAATATTGTAGTTTGTTATTATTTATTATTTTAATAGTGCATAGTGTATAGAGCCTTAATTGGCTCTTTTTTGTTTTTTGAGGTATAATTAAAATAAAAGAGGGAGAAAACGGAATGAAATATAGAGGATATAAAATTGTAAAAACGGACAGTAAAAGACCGTATGAGTGTGAGGAGTTAGGACTAAAGGCTAACACACTTGAAGATATGATCAGAATGATTTGTAAAGCTAAAAAGACAAGAGTAAAGGCTGTAGATGATTTTTTACAAGCGAAAAGAAGGATGTTCCAAACTACATGAATCAAATGGAAGGTGAAATATTTTCTAGCACTTTAAATGAAATAAAGAAAAATCATAATTTAAGTAATAATAAAGAAGCTTTATTATTTCTCGTTAACTTATATAGAGTGAAATAATGTTGCTGTTGCATTGTTTAGTGTTCTATGTTAAAATAAAAAAATGGAGACATTTTGGAGACAAAAAAAGAAAAATATACTAAAATAGATAAAAAAAGATAGTATAAAAAGAGTAAGAAAAAGCAGAAAAAATCAAGTTTTGTTTTAAAAAGTAAAGTTTTAAAACAGATCCTCACAGGTACGCCAGTTTTAAAAACAAATATAGTATATTCAATAAAAAAAGAGTTTTTGGAAAACCCTTGGCGACAATTTGGGGGCAATTTCTAAAACTCTTCTTTTTTTATCTTCTCTAATGTATCAATTAATTTATCTTCGTTCCCGTCCATCAAGTGTGCGTAAATGTCTAAAGTCATTTTGACACTTTGATGTCCTAAACGCTTTGATACTGCTATTATATTAGCTCCTTCGTTCAGCAGTATACTTGCATGGCTGTGCCGAAAATCATGCAGCCTTATGCTTTTCAATTTATATTTTTTTATTATGTTATTTTTACAGCGGTGGACGTTAGTTCTGCTAACGTTAAAAATTCTTTCTATTTCAATATCGTAAAGCTTGTTAAAATACTCTTGTACTATCTCACATAAAAAAGTAGGAATTTTAATTGTTCGTATAGAACTTTTTGTTTTTGGAGTAGTTATATATTCTTTCCCCTCAATTTTTTGAAAATTCTTATTGATTCTCATTGTTTTATTTTTAAAATCAAAGTCTTTATAATTCAAGGCTAGTATTTCTCCAATTCTAGCTCCTGTGAAGTATAGCAGATTGAATATTGTATACAGTTCGTAGTTTTTCACATGTTCAATAAATTCTTTAAATTCTTTTAAACTCCACACTTTGATTTCT